GACTCCTCCTGTTCCTTGAGAGGTTGACCTGGCCGTCATCGAGACGGACAGAACCCAGCGCGGGTGCGCCGGGGAGAGTGAGTCGTCGGGGGCCGACCGCAGAGCGGTCACGTCCGACGTGGCGACGGTGACGAACCCATCGCTGGGGGTGGAACGGGCAAGGTCGGCAACCTTGTCGACGATCTCGACGGTGTCGGCGAAGGAGTCCTCAGCGCCAATGACGTCGATCTGCATGGCGTAGTCGTGCCAACCAGGGACGCCGGCAACTACCGGAGTCGCCTCAAGGGACCGGACCAGTACGGCCGGGTAGGTGACGTCGGTCGGCAGCATGTCGGCGTAGACGGCGTCGTCGACATCGACCATGAGGTCGGTGCTGTCGCGAAGGTGGGCGGTCAGGTGCCCGGCCATGTCGATCATCGGCGCGACCTCCGCTTACGGGGTCGTGCGGCCGCCACGGTCTCGGCGGCGGCCTTGATCGGGTCACCGGCATCGACGACGCCGCGCACACCGCGACGACGACGGAGCTGGTCGAAGGCAGCGCCCAGGGGGCGGGTCGGCACCCGACTCAGGCTCCCGACCTCCTGCTGGCTCGCAAAGCGGGAGTTGTTCACGATCAGCGCGACCGGGATCGACAGCTTGCGCGACAGGCTCGACTTGATCTGCCCGGACTCGAGCGGGAACCGACGAGCCGGGCGGTTGACGATGAACTTCTTGGCCGACGGCGTCACGCGGGCGCGGGCGATGGCGGCACCTTCACGGGCCAGTCGGTCGACAGCCGGGGCGCCGGCCTCCATAAACACGTCAGAGACAGCCTGGGTGTTGAGCACCAGGACGGCTCCGGTCGAGGGATCGCGGTAGCGCCATTCACTCATCGCTCAGCCCTCCGCGCCTTGACTTCGAGGTGGTGAGCGCTGCCGCGACGGTGATTCCATGCCGCAAACGGCTCGCTAATGACCTCGTAGCGCGCACCGTCAATTTCGACGAAGTCGCCAGGGGCGATCTCGGTCGTCGGGTCGAGGTAGACGCTGACCTCATCGACGATGACCAGGCCACCGTCGAAGGAGTCGGCCGATCGCGAGTGCGAGATGCCGCCCAGCACCTCGGTCTCGGCAATCGTGGCTGTCGGGCGGCCGGCACCGTCAGGGGCGCCAACCGTCCGACGGTGAATCGTCATTGGCTTGGTCAGGAGACGGAGGCTCATACGACCTCGCCCTCCTCGTCGTCATCGTCGACAAACGGCCAGTAGGACGCTGCGCCGACGTCGACACCGTCGAGAGCGAGCGGAGTACGAACGGAGTAGGAGCGGATCGCGAGCCCTTCGAGCAGGTGCTCAACGGTCGAGATGTCCATGACGCCGCCAGGGCGGGAGAACTCGACGCGGTAGTCACCGATCTGCTCGGCCTTGACGACCGACTCATCGCCCGGCGCGTTGAGCGCCGAGAGGACGAGCTGGCAGACGGCTTGCTTGGCCTTGGCAGGGGCGTTCTCGGGGGTGTAGGCGGTGCCCACCTCCTCGCGAACAAGGTCCGAGGCGATCTCAATGAGCGCCTCACAGCGCGCTTCGTCACCCTCGGCGACCTCGGAACCCGAGATCGTCTCGACGTAGGCAACATCGATCAGACCGGCCACGACCCGCTCCTAACTCGGTGGACAGCGGGGGTCCGCACGGGAGCCACACGGCCCCCCGCTGTCGTCCTTAGAGACGGGGCGGTCAGGAGCCCGATCCGGCCGCCTGCAGCACCGCGTAGGGCAGCGGCTCGTCGTTGAGAGCGGTGGCGTTGGTCGCCGTCTCCCAACCAAGACGCATCTTCACGCGGAGAGCGACCATGTCGCGCTCGGCGAGGTTGATCGCGTCCGAGCCGGTGCCCAGCGTGGCCTCGGTGAGCAGCTTGTAGCTCATGTCCGAGCGCAGGGCCATGATGACCTTGCTGCGGTCGACGGCCAGCGCGAGCGCCTCGTCGTCGTCCCACACGCCGTTGCGGACGATCTCGATGTCCGCGCCGTAGATGCCCTCGGAGCCGTTGCCGCGCTTGACGTCGGCGTACAGGAACGCGCCGTCGTCGCCACGCAGGCCGCGGAGCTTGGACCGCATACGCGGGCCGGCCATGACCGTCGTCACGTCGTTGCCGTCAGCCTCGACGAACTCAAAGGCCTCGTTGAAGCCGTCGGCGATGTCGACGCCGGAGCCCAGCTCGGCCACCGCACCAGCGGTGATCGCGTCGGGGATCAGACCCGCACGCCACGAGGCCGGCTTGCCGGTGCCGTAGAGGACGGCGTCGTCGATGACCTGGCCGAAGGCCTGGCCGACGAGGGGGCGAATCTGGCCCCACAGGTCGACGGTCGCGTCCTCGAGGACGTTCTCGTGAATCGGGATGATGACCGCGATTTCCTCGGCGGTGATGACCTTGTTGGCCCATTGAACCTTCGACTTCGGCTTGACGCCTGTGCCGGAGGTCGGATCTTCGGTCACAAATCCGGCCTGGGGCAGCGCCGACAGGACCGGGAAGCGGTTGACCTTCGTACCGATCCGAATGGACGGGAAGGCTCGCAGGCACGCGCTGTTCTCAGCGATGACCTGCAGGAAGTCGTTGGAGTAAACCTCGGGGATGACCCCGGCGACGTCGGAACGTCCGATGTTGCTGGCAACAGCCATGATGCACCTCGGCAAAGTGAAGGGATGGGGTTTCCGTTCACCGCTGAGGCATCACGCCGACGCGGGCAATGGCAGGGGGCCGCATCACGCGACACGTCTGCCTGGTCAAAGGGTACACCTTGGGCAAATGACTATGCAAGCCCCTCGAGCATCGAAACCCAAGAATCGAGATCGACGCGCGAACGGGCCGCTAGGTACTCACCTCGAGCGGACGCTGCAGCGGCCGCGCGGGCGTACCCCTCCGGGTCGTCCAGCTCGGCGAGTACATCGAGCCAGCCGTCGATGTTCTCGTGGTCGACATAGGACGCGCCGGAAGGTCCGAGCGCGTCGAGCAGACCTGGCAGGCCAGAGGCGATGACCGGGATGCCGTGCAGGCACGCCTCGGCCGCCACCAGGCCGTAGGTCTCAAGATGGCTCGGCATGAGGATGACCCGGCTCATCGCGTAGACCAGGCCCATGTCCTCGGTCTGACCCATGATCGTCACGTTGGGCAGCCGACGACGCTCCTGCTCGCCGTAGCCGCCCAGGACGCCGAGAAAGTGCAGGTCGGGACGGGCCTGCGCCAGCGCGTAGAAGGTCTCGACTCCCTTGGCGGGCGACAGGTTGACCAGCGTGACGAAGTGCCGACCGAGCGGAGCTGATGGCGGCCGCGTCCACGCCGGCAGACTTGGAGGCCGGATCAGTCGCACGTCGGCCTCGGGATGCAGCCGTTTGAGCGCGTCCTGGGTCGGGATCGCGTTGGCGATTGTGATGTCGGGCCGGAACCGCCGAATCTCCTCGAGCGTGGGCTCGTTGAGATTGTGAACGATCCCGACGTAGGGCACACCCAGGGCCGAAGCTCGGCTACTGACGAAGTGCGCGATCTCGGGGTGCGAGATCAGGGCGTTCGTCGAGAACAGGTCACCCCGCGACACGTTCAAGCGCCGCGGGACGACCCGTACTCCGTTCCGGGTGAACTCGTGCCTGGTCGCCTGGGCCAGCACCTTGACCTCGTGCCCTGCATCGACCAGAGCCTCGAGCAGCCGCGAGGTCATCATCTCTCCACCGAGCAGGCGCAACGGCGGGTAGGAGTGCAGGTAGGCCAGGAACCTCATGCCCCGAACCGTTCGACGATCTGAGCCTTGGTCAGGCCCTCGATTTCCTCGCGGGAGATGTCCTCGGTCGCCAGCACGAACTCGACCCAAGTGGCCTTGCTCGCCGAAGCGGCCGGCACCGGGACCATCTCGGGGTCAGCCGGCACAACCGGGAACGTGCTCCCGCTGGCGACCTGGGTGAGCAGGTCGCCGAGCGGGACGGCGTCGGCCGGCACGAACTCACCGACCAGGGCGCTTGCGGCAGCATCGGCCGGTTCCCACCCGATGAGAATGCCGCCGACACGGGCCTTGGGGCGCTTGTGGGCCTGACGGGTTGTTCCGTCGACCGGGGAGCGCCACAGGGGTGCGGTGCTCATGCCGACTTCACGACCTGGCGAATCCAGTCGCCGCCCGTGGCCGGGGTGCCTGAGCTCTGCGGACCCTGTTCCATCGAGGGGACCGTCTTGCGGAGCAGGTAGTTCTTCTCCTCGGCCAGCTTCTTCACGGCAGCCTCGACCGCCGACACGTCGGTCAGGTCGGCGAGGTCGCCCACGAGGTTGACCGCGTCCTTGGGGTCGGCGAACCCGGCGGCAGCCGCGGCCGCGACGACCTGCGACTTGGTCAGCTCGACCCGCATCTCGGCCTCGACTTCGGCGCGGGTCTCGGCCCGGATCGCCTCGGGGTCGACCGGCGGGGTCTGCTCACCCTCGGGGTCGGCTGCCGGTGTCGGTGCCTTGGGCGTCTTGCGGACCTGCTGGCGCAGCGAGGACAGCGACGAAAGCAGCTTGACGTGGTCGGCGACATTGATCGTGCCGTCCTCGCTGGGGGTGATGCCGTGCTCGGCCAGAACCGCGCGCTGCTCGTCGGACAACTCGACCGCCGGGGGCGTTTCGATCGGAGTCTCCGGCTGTGGGGCGAACGGGTTGTTCGGCGGGGTGGGGTTTCCGTCGGCGCCTTCGACGGCCGGGGCGAACGGGTTGCTGGGCGGCGCTTCGGGGGTGGGGGTCTGCTCGGACATACGAATCCTTCTTCCTGTCTCCCGTTTCCACATTCGGTCGAATGCGGAGTTGCTCTAGCTCGCGCCAGAGGTGCTTAGTTAGGGTCGCCTAACTGCGGCCCGATTAGTGTTGACAGAACTTGACACGGCCAGTATGCTCAAGTGCGGCCGCACTCCAAGGGGGCCGCGCTACTGAAAGCGATAGTTGGCCGCAGTTGGGCCGCAGTTGGCATTTCGGACATATCGACGTCGATCTCAGAGGCCAAGAGCCTCATCCGTCGCCCGGTTCGCAGCGATGAACTTCTCGTAGTTCGTCGGGGCTGGCCCCTCCCAAGCACCGATCGACTCGGCCGCCTTGAAGTAGTCCTTGGAGTCGCGGAACGCCCGCGCGTAGGCGCGGGCCTCGGCCTCGGTGAGCGGCCGCCAGGAGCACCGACAGCCTCGGTGCCAGCGAGCGCCACGCTTGAACGACTCGAGCGAGTAGACGCGCGTGGAGACCAAGATGCACCAGCCGCACGCACCGGCCGCCGGCACCCGCCGGTAGAGCATCGCCGACCCGTTCTTGAACTTCGGCCAGCTCGTCGAGGTCGCCATGATGCGCTCGGCAGCTCGCCCGGCGTTGTAAGTCACCGAGGCGACGTAGGGCGTCACGCTCTCGACGGCCTCGCTCAGCACCTTGCCCTCAGCGAGCCCGGCCCTGACCTTGATGACCGGGGCCTCGAGGTTGAGGATGCGATCGGCCAGCATCGCGTCACTAAGGAGCGCCTGGCCGGCCTTGACCCGAGCAAGGGCAGCCTCGGCCTCGGCCGTGAGTGTCGGGGAGATCGTGTTGGCCGGGGATGATGCCCAGCGATCGAGGTCGTCCCATAGTTCGTTGTCGACGTCGATGGTCAGGTCGTCATCGAAGGTGACCCCGAACGCCGAGAACGTGCTGCGGGCGTAGCCGGCCGTGATCGCCGCCTGCCGCTCCTGCTGAGCGCCGAGCAGCGAATCCCAGGCCGTGACCCATTCGGTCTTGTCGGCATCGGTGACCGGCCGCATCGCTCGCCACAGGTCGATCGCGGTCTGCTCGGCCACACGCGAGGCGACCTCCTGCGAGGCTTGGTAGCCCACCGCCAGCGCCAGGAGCACAGCCGGGTCGATGTCGTTGTCGACCTCTACCTCGGCCCCCGACCGAGGTAGAGAGGTGATCCCGGCGGGAATCTCGGTCATTGGGCCTGCTCATCACCCGAAGGGCCGGGCTGCTGCTCATTGGCCGAGGGAGTGCCCTGCGCGAGCCCGTTCTGGCCGCCCATCGAGGCCGCCGTCGCCATGCGCTCGATCATTTCCGAGGCGTGCATCTGCTCCCAGCGGCTCATCTCCTGCGGAGTGGCCCCGTACCGCTCCCACACCGCCTTGCGCGGCAGGCCGATGTTGTAGAGCTTGGCGAGCGCGTCGACCCGAGCTGCCTCGGAGACGTTCTCGACGTCGCGCCAGATCGTTTCCATGTCGACGAGGTCGTCGGCCCGCGGGTCACCCGTGGCCTGCAAGCCCAGCCGCATGAGCGACTCCCAGGTCTCTCCGAACGACAGGGCGCGGTTCTGCACCTTCTTGACCAGGCCCGACTCAGTCGCCTTGAGGGCCTCGGCCGACAGGTTCGTCAGCTTGCCCAGGAGCAGGAACGGCGGTGTGCGGGTGATCGCCGCGGCTTGCTGAATGGCTTGGTCAATGGCCTGGGCGTAAGGCTCGAGCGGTGTGGCGTCGAAGGAGCCGAAGCGAGCATCGGGGTTCTCCGATGTCCACAGGCGATCCATAGCGATGTTGAACGGCTCGATCGGCTCTCCGTCAGCCCCCCTCGGGACGTCGATCCCGGTGGCCCACCTGATCTTGAACGCCGACAGCTCCGAGGCCATGAGCAGGTTCGATGTAAGGGTGTTGATCCGGTCGAACACCGGCAGGACATCGGAGAGCTCGCTGCGGCCGGTACCGTCCATCTGCGGGCGGTTGAGGAAGGGCTTGATCCCGACCTCCTCGCCAAAGGGGTTTTCCTCGACCTTGACCACGGTCCACTTGTCGGGCGAGACCTGCCCGTCGGCGTAGGGCGCCTCGAGGAAGAACACCTCCCCGGTGTTCAAGTGCAGCCGCGCGTACCACGTCTTGCCGATCTTGTCGGCCCACTTCTTGAGGGCGCGACGCACGACCAGCGGATCGCCGGGCTCGGAGTCGTGATAGCACTCGTAGGACGACTCGGCCCGGATGATCGCGCGGGTGCCGTCGGCCGAGGGCCACACCGACCCGTAGGACACGCTCGTGCTGAGCGCCTGGGTGTGCACGATAGGCGCATAGACGTCGAGATTGTTGCGCTGCCACAGTTCGGTCCACACCTTTGCGTCAGCGTCGGGTGCATCGAGCCGGAACCCCTCAACGGTGAGACGGTCGGCGACGGAGTCGACGATGAGCAGCGGGAAGTTGCTCACGGCTTGCTTGAGCAGGCGGCGGTACTGATCGGATGCCTTCTGATGCACCCAGGGCATCGGGTGAAGGCCGTAGTAGTAGCGGTCCAACACCTCTGATTCGGCGTTGCGTAGGTCGAGCGCATCGCTCATCTCGCGGACAATGCGGATCGCTTCGTCGTTCGTGGTCATTTAGAACCCTCCGGTGAAGCCCCTACGGGGCACTTGGCGAAGTCGTGCGTCGTTCGCCATGCACGCCGCAACGGCGAGGTCGATCTTGTGCATGGAGTCCTTGCTTTGCTTCTTGATCGTGATTCCGCGGGGGGTCTCATGACTGACCGCGTTGGAGATATGGCGGTTCAAGCGAGGGTCGTCGGGGTGAGAGATCGCGCCTTCACCGACACCCGCGTAGAACTCCTGCACCGCCGGCACCATGCGCGCGTTGCTCATGGTGAAGTCGAGGA